GTCATAGTTGCGGTATTAACAGTAGTAGTTGTACCGTTTACTGTAAAATTTCCAGTAACAATTAAATTTCCAGAAGCAGTAAGGTTGGCAGTAGTAATATCATCTGAAATCAAGTTTCCATCTACAGTTACATTATTAAAAGTTACATCACTAGTAGTTGCTACAGCCTGACCAATACTAACTTCTCCACTACTAAAGCCTACACCTGTACCCGCTGTAATATGCGCCCGGACTTCTGCCGCGCTTGGGCCAGTATAAGTAAATGCTCCCGTAGAACTATTATAAGCAAAAGATCCATCACCCCCTGAATCTGTTCCACTTATTAAACTTCTTATTTGAGCATCTGTTTTACCATCAAAAGTTATTTCATTATTACCAACAGTAGTTACAATATTATCCCCACCAATAAACGTCATCGTTTCGCCGGTGGTAAAAGTATCGTTTGATCCTATATCTGCGGATAAGGTAAAATCACTAGTAGGAGGAGCTGTCCAATAGGTTTGGCCAGAACCATTAGTTGCAAGTAAATATTCGTTAGAGCCGTCTGCTTGTGGCCATTTCACCCCATCAAGTACAACATCTCCCGTACCATGTGGAGTAAGTATAACATCACCATTAGTATCTGTAGAACTAATAGTATTACCATTAAAAGTTAAATTATCAACTTTTAATTGATCTAGCTTACCTCCGGAGTCTGTTATTAACGCACTAGAGTTTGTTAGAATACCTGCCGTATGGTCAAGATAATCTACATATAACTTACCACCAATTACATCTACAGCAGAATCTCCTGGATTTCCAATAAATAATTTATTACTATTAGAAGAATATGCCATCTCTCCTTTGGAGAGAGTAGACGGTACGGCCGTGGTATTACTTCGTTTAATTTTTACTATTTGTGCCATAACATTACTCTGTTAAGCTAAAAAGCTCCTGCATCGACTATATCTGAGTCTCCGGGAGGGGTTCCAAGCATTATTGGTGCCCACTGAAAAACTCCAGTTGATGTTTCTCTGTATACTTTAAATTCGTCATCATCCGTATCATACCAAGTATCGCCCTCACTTACGGTAGTTCCTGTAGGTGCGGCAGCCTGTCTAAAATCTTGATCTGCTAATTGTTCTAAAGCTGTTTGTAGTTCTGTAGCCGTTATTGTACCGTAAGGGACTACTGATATTAATCCAGCAGGGGTACCCCCAGGCAGCGCCGTATTATAAGCACTTATACTTGTAGTATTATCTGTTATAGATATAGAAGTAGTAGTGCCTGTAGCCTCTATACTTGTTACAGATTCTGTTATAGCTATTGATGTTGCCATTATCTAGTTACCTCCGGAGTTAAAATAACCGTACCTTGCATCAGTCTTTTAACTATTCCGTCTGCAGCGGTATAAATTTCTAAGTCATAATAATATTTCCCTGCGGATAAAGCAGAAGAAGTAGCGTTAGGAAGTTCTATTTTTACCTCTCCTGCACTAGCATTAGGAATAGTGCAAGTAAAAGTAGCTGCTACTGAAGAAGCCCCTTTAGTATTTCTCATCTGCGCCCTAACAGAATAATTTGTAAGGTTCTTTACAGTATTATCTTCTTTTACAACTAAGTCCAAAGCGAAGTCTGATCCCTGATCTATTGTTAAGTTATAGGCTGCTGCAGTCATCTAAATTCTCCATGCTGTAATTATAACAAACCTGACATTTTAAGTCAAGAATTTTTTTTGGTAGATGAACTACCGGGTTAGCTAGTATAAGCTATCTTCAGTATATTAGTAGTATAGTTGTAATTCTAAATAAAATAGTTCATTTTTCTATGGTGTTATTAAACTATACTTCTATTGTAAGGATCTCCACCCTCGGATACTACATGGTCAAAGTAACTAAAAATATCTTCAGGTCTAAATCTATCCGCAGGCTTATCAGGTGCCCAGGAAGGATTAGCAGACATAAATTCCGTATATCCAGTTCCTCTAATTACAGCAGTTCTACTACTACCTTTTTCTATTCTATCATTATCTAAATATCCAGTAGTTACTGTTATTTCTTGATTAATTAGATCAGTAGTTATTGTAACTATAACTTCCGTTACTGTTCTTTCTAGTACGGCAGGTATAACTTTAGGTCTAGTTTCCATTTTATTCTCCTTATACTGCGTCTAATGCTAGCCAATATTCTACTGCATTTATTTTTATTTTTATTTTATGACTAGCTGTGAAAGTGCCTACAGATTCAACACCTTGATCTAAAATTAAAGCTAGTGTGGAATCTCCTGTACTAGCTACCTGATCGGCTAAAATAGAAATTTGTCCAGAAAGTCTACTACCTGCGGCCCCTTCTTTTATATTTATACATTTATCGCCTGTATTAGTAGGACTGCCTAAGTTTAAATTAGTGATTGAAGTGACGCCACTTAGTATATCTACAGTACCTCCAATAACTGCACCTCTAGTGGGGGTGGCCAGCTCTACATAAGTATTCCAACCGGCAGTGGCGTAATTACTCGAATCTGCGTTGCCAAACCAACCACCAGCAGAGAGTGAGCCTAGAGAAGCGCCTCCGACCCCTATTCCTCCATTTCCGCCCAGCCCAGCGACACCACTCATACTTCCAGTAGTACCTTCACCATACAGTACAACGTCGTGATCACCTATTGCTGCTCCTGCACCTAAATGGAATTTTCTACCTGTAGATATAGTTCCTGACCCCGCTGATAATTTATTTACTTCAATTGTGTCTGCTTTTATACCCCCTCCATCAATTATGGTAGTTGAAGGATTTCCGTTTGCATCATAAGCACTAGCTAAATTAGTAAAAGTAACTAATCCATCAAACGCTGTCCATGTAAATACATTACTAATAGTTTCTGTATAAGCACCATTATATACTGTTTCTTGAAAAATTACTTTTACAGCATGAAGTTTATTAGTTCCTCCATCACCACTGCTTATTGCGGGAGGACTTAAAGCAATGGACCAACCTGAAGTTGTAATTGTAGCTGTTTGAGTACTAAAATTATAGGCTACCTGTCCAGTAGTAGGTGCAGCAGGATTACTAGATTGATAATAATTATGGAAAAAGTATATTTGAGCATTGCGAAGCGGCTCTCCGTTGGGCCCTGTTGCTCCTGCTGCACCTGTTGCTCCTGTTGCACCTGTTGCGCCTGTTGCACCTGTTGCACCTGTGTCTCCGTCGTCCGCAAACCTTCCTACAACCGTAGAACCCGACCAGTTATCAGAGACAGTAGCTCCCGTTGAAGGCGTTCCAGCAATATTTCGTTGTGCTCTCCAAAGAGCTTTATTAGATGTTGTCATAGATGGAGCTGCATCATACCAAGGACTACTAGGGCTATCGAACCCCCAATTATTATTTGGAGTATTAGGAGAAGTACTTGAGTCAGCGGTTACTGCAAATATATATTCAATACCCGCTCCATCATCTCCATCTGCTCCAGCAACACCGTCGTCCGCAAACCTTCCTACAATCGTAGAACCCGACCAGTTATCAGAGACACTAGCTCCGACTGAGGGATCTCCAAGAATAGCTCTTTGAGCTCTCCAAAGAGCTTTGTTAGAAGTATCTAGCGAAGGGGCTGCGTCGCTCCAAGGACTTTGAGGACTATCGAATCCCCAATTATTATTTGGAGCACTAGGAGAAGTACCTGAGTCAGAGGTTTTTGCAAATATATATTCAATACCCGCTCCATCATCTCCATCTGCTCCAGCAACACCAGTGAGCCCCGTAGCTCCAGTATCTCCATCATCTGCGAACCTTCCTACAACCGTAGAACCCGACCAGTTATCAGAGACAGTAGCTCCGACTGAAGGCGTTCCAGCAATATCTCTTTGAGCTCTCCAAAGAGCTTTGTTAGATGTTGTCATAGAGGGGGCCCCATCATACCAAGGACTGCTAGGTTGATCGAACCCCCAAGAGTTATTTGGAGCACTAGGAGAAGTACCTGAGTCAGAGGTTACCGCAAAGATATATTCAATACCCGCTCCATCATCTCCATCAGCTCCAGCAACTCCATCGTCTGCAAACCTTCCTACAACCGTAGAACCCGACCAGTTATCAGAGACAGTAGCTCCCGCTGAAGGCGTTCCTGCAACATCTCTTTGAGCTCTCCAAAGAGCTTTATTAGATGTTGTCATAGATGGAGCTCCATCATACCAAGGACTACTAGGTTGGTCGAATCCCCAAGAGTTATTTGGAGCACTAGGAGACGTACTTGAGTCAGTGGTTACCGCAAAGATATATTCAATACCCGCTCCATCATCTCCATCTGCTCCAGCAACTCCATCGTCTGCAAACCTTCCTACAACCGTAGAACTAGACCAAGTATCGGAGACAGAAGCTCCGACTGAAGGCGTTCCTGCAATATCTCTTTGTGCTCTCCAAAGAGCTTTATTAGATGTATTTACAGATGGAGCTGCGTCATTCCAAGGACTGCTAGGTTGGTCGAATCCCCAAGAGTTATTTGGAGCACTAGGAGACGTACTTGAGTCAGTGGTTACCGCAAAGATATATTCAATACCCGCTCCATCATCTCCATCTACTCCAGCAACACCAGTAAGCCCCGTAGCTCCAGTATCTCCATCGTCTCCATATCTCCCTACAACCGTAGAACCCGACCAGTTATCAGAGACAGTAGCTCCGACTGAAGGCGTTCCAGCAATATCTCTTTGTGCTCTCCAAAGAGCTTTATTAGATGTTGTTACAGCAGGAGCCCCGTCAGACCAAGGACTACTAGGTTGATCAAACCCCCAAGAGTTATTTGGAGCACTAGGAGAAGTGCTTGAGTCAGCAGTTACTGCAAATATATATTCAACACCAGCTCCATCATCTCCATCAGCTCCTTGAACACCAGCACTTCCCGCTTTCAAAAAAGGAATAGTAATTGCATAAGTAGATTGTAAATCAGTATTAGACTCATCTGATGCTTCTGTTATTGTAACAGTAAAATCCAAATCTACAACCGGATCAGGAAATGCATCTACTTTATCTAAAGTTTTAACATAAGTTTTTCCACTAGTAGGGTCGGAAAAAGTTGTTTCTGCACTTTGACTAATTTCCGAATTATTAAATCCAGTACCAGTTATTTTAAATTTAGGGCTGATAAATCCATTTCCAGTAGCAGTAAGTATAATATTAGTGTAAGAAGTAGTAAGAACTTCAGCACTATCAAAATTCAATAAATTTGGGGAAGCCTGTAAAGTAGCAACTCTGCTGCGAGTAAACACAGATTCATCTATAGTTAGCTGGACGGGGAATATTTCAAAAGTTCCCGAATTATTCCTTACAGCATAAATAACTGCATCATAGTTTCTATCCGTAGTAAATCCCTGTACTTTAATAGTTGAACTTGCTATAGCAGTATTAAAAGTTTTATCAATAGTTATAGATGTATTTGAATCTATAAAAGTAACTTTTGCGGCTTTTGTACTACTAAAATATATTATATCGTCGATGGCGTATTCAGTAGTAAAAAGTGTATTAGTTCCAATAACACTATTTGATCCTGCAACTACAGAAACTGTCCCTGTTTTAGTTACAAAAGTACTTTCTGGGGTTACATCTCCATCCCCTGAGTCATAATAGTAACCTACGTTTAAATTATTAGAAGTAGAATGAACTAAATCTTCATGTTTAATAAGTTTTAAAGGATCATTACTATCACTGGCATCAAAAACTATATAATGAGATTTAGTTTCTGCCTCATGAGCAGTCATTGAACTAAAATTTAAAGAAGCTATATCACTACAATCTTGAGAGTATCTATTTGCGTGCCCATTTTGAAAACTGTTATAATGCTGAGGAGCGCCTGAACTAGCAAAAGACCACCCTGTTCCAGATTCTGTTTTAAATATCCCCCCAGTAGTTATATAGCTATTTGTACTCATAACCCCGCCCATAGGTATACCATAGTTTCTTGTAACTTCGGGATTTATAATAGAATTAGCTATTTCAAAATTCTTGACAACTTTTTTTGACTTATGTCCTTCTGTATTAACCGCACATATTCCAATACTATATATACCTTCAGGTAAGGCTATATTTCCAGAAGAATTTATAGTTGGATCACAAATATATGGAGACTCAATATTTGGAAGATTATGATGTATTTCATAACCAGCTAACTTATCATAAACATCACCCTCAGAATCTAGGGGATGCTCCCAATGAATTCTTACATTTCGCGTTCTTTCATTACCTGGCATAATTAGTCTCCAATGTCCACTCCCAGATTTGTAGGAGCCGGTACAACAATTGCCGGCGCCAATAGAGTATCTACATAAGGTCTCCCAAAATCTTCATCAACAGCATCAAATTTTTCATTAAAATGTTCTACAGCAGATATTCCAAATTCATTCTTTTTAGACTCAGTTATTCCTAATATTTTATACATTTTCTTAGAACCTTCTCGTTCTAAGCCACTGGAAGTAACGGTTTCTTTTAATAACCAAATAGCTTCTCGATCAGGGGTATAAGAAAAATCTTCAGATACTGTTAAAGAAGTTACTGAGCCTGAAGAAGTATCAACTGTTTTACTTTGTACATGAGTATAAGGCGCCCAAACAATTTGAACTATAGTATCATCATCATCTTGAATATTTGAAGCAGTTTCTTCAGTATAAGATCCAGGAATAATATCTCCCATATTATATACTACTGTACTTATAGTTGCAGTATCTTGAGCTAAACGAGCTACAGGCTCTTGAATAAGAACACTTAGTTCATAAACACTACCTGAATTTAATACAATTGTTCTATCTAAAGGTATTTCACCAGCATCAAGAGTTCCAGTAGTAGAAATTCTTCCGCTATAAGCTGTATCATAACGGTCTGCATCTTGAATATTTATTATATCTCCAGGGCTTATAAAAGCTCCACTTATTGCTGTTTTAAAAGATACTACTTCAGTTTGATTTATAGCAGTCCATAATTTCCAACGCCCATAACGAGTAGCTTGTCCCATAGATGTTGCGCCGAAAGCAACCGCTTCTTCTATAATTATTTTGCCAGTTTTAACTATATTTTCTCTATCTTCTACTAAAAGAGCTTCTGGTACATAGTCATTCTCAGGATTATTCCAAGTAACTGCGACTTGATTAGATCTTAGTTTTGAACCTGTGCCCTCATAATTAAATTTTCCATCAATAACATTACCTTTTGTAAAATTATAGATTGGATCTCTTGCTTGATCTATTACTGGCAAAATATTACCTTCAGCCCAGAACAAAATGGCTCGAAAAGTAGTTGCCATATCTTTTAAAACTTTATAGGCATCTGTAGCTTTTGCAAGATAAATATTAGCTACAAAACGTGGTTCTGTACCTCCTTTTCCATCTGGAACTAATTCATCACAATATCTTGCGATTCTGTATAATGCATATTTATCTATATCAGAAGTCTCTATCCAAGTACCTAAACCATATCTATTATGAGTTACAATATCATAAAATACCCAAGCTGGATTATCTGTATATTGTAAATCTCTAAAACTGCCATCCCAATCTTGATCATCAGTTGCATGAATTGATCCATTAGAATTAACTCGTCTATAATGAGCAATGCCATTAGTAGATTGATCCCGAGTAATATAATTACTAGGTATTTGTATTAGTCTGCCCTTACACTCATAACTTCTTTTAGGTATACTTCCAAATTGTTTTGCATTACATCTAACTTGTGCAATAGCCGTATAAGGATGGTTAAGCCGCTCTCTTATTATACAAGTAGTACTTAGCCATATTGAATTTAACATAACAGAATTATTTTGATCATAATTACCATTTTGCATGGGGCCAAGGTCATCTCTACTAGCTCTAGTAATTCTAAATTTAAAATCGTTAAAAGGTTTATATTTATCTAAAGATACATCTTCTTGAAGAAAGAAAGAACTACTAGTTGCTGCAACATGATAGGTAAAGTCCCCACTAGCATTTATATTATTAAAACTGCCAAAACCATCCCCCTTATCAATAGCTATTTCAATTAGATACGCAGCAAGTCCATCATACCACGATTTTTGGCCTTTTGATATTAATCCAGCAGGATAAGAAAAAACTATTTTAACCATATCTACCTGACGTGCTGTTGAACTAGAAAGTGCCATATCACTAGAGGTTTTTGTATATGCGGTTGCTCCAGCTGTAGTGGGCCAAAAGCTGTTGAGATCTGGATAGTCAAGATTTTGATTTATAGTTGAAGAAATAGAAGTAGCCCCAGAACCATTATAAACATCATCTATTGGAGTTTGACCCAGTGTGCCCCTTCTAAATTGATAATAAAATCCTTCTATTGAATTAGTATCTGAAATAATATTATTATTAGCAAAGTCATTATTAAAAATAGAATCTGAAATATCCGCAGAAAAATCAGATGAAACTGTATTGGTAGAAGAATCTAAAATTAAAGCATCTTCACTTATACTAGCAATTTTAAAAGGGGCATGTACTTCAAGAATATACCTATTCATAGAAGGACCTGAACTATCAACCCAATCAAATGGTTTATATCCACTAATGGTTGTACATTTTGCTGAGGTAGTACTAGCTATACTATTAATTCGGGCATAAAGATCATACTCAGTCGGACCCTGAGCTGCAGTAAGTTTTAATGTTATATATGGCTGATTACTTGGACCTAGTGATGAATTATATAACATATAGCTTTCGAAGAAAGCAGATCCAGCAGTAAGAGTAAAAGAAACTGGATTATCCGAATCATTGGCTATAGCACTAATATCATTATCTGTGGCTAAGCCTTTAATCACTAAAAACTTATCCCCATTCTCCCCTCCCCCTACCCAAGGCGTTAAATCTTGTGGCAAGTTGGCAATAGATACATCAGTATCGCCCGAAGTCATAGTAAATATTGCTCCTGTAGTAGATAAAGACACTCCAGCTTGTTCTAAAGTTGCCGCAGGAGAATTGTCTAAAAATATAGAAGCAGCTTTAAAAGGGAGTCCTTCTATAGGTCCTTCGGAAATTATATCTGTCATAGAAATAACTTGATTTTTTAAAGGCGTAGATAAAGGTATATAAGACCCACTCTTATTTTTTAAGTTCATTCCATGATTTTTTATGCCCGCCATTATATTAGCCTTAATTCTACTTGTCGTAGAACCTCTTTATCAAAACCTGTTAAATCTGACTCTGCGTTAATTAAAAAGTTTTTAACTATACCATCCCCATTATAATTAGCAAATTCAATATCATTAATAAATATTCTTCTATCTGCTGTACGAAGTGAATATACAATAGGTATTTTATCTATTTTAATTGCTAATGGACTGTCTTTAACCATTATAAACTCATCGTTTTCTTTTACAAAATGGCCCCCCGCAACTATAACACCTTTATAATCATGCATTTCATCTACGCTTGTTTTAAATTGAAATACACCTGTAACTTCTCCACCTTTGATATTATCACCAAGTTCAATATCTTTAATTTTCTTTTCAGAACCATCCGCCATTTGTATAAAAGTATCGGGATCAAAGCAATCCTGCTGACCCTCTCCTCCTTCTTCATCGCTATGGCTCGAACCCATACCCCCAAACCCAGCCCCAGAAAAGGAAGACAAAGCTCCTGCAGTATTCAATGCTACAGACACTGGTTGTCCTGGAACTCTTAATTTTCCATATAATAAGGGGACCGGGTCTCCTTCTACTACTATTGCTTCGGTTCCATTATATAAATAGCCCTCTTCTTCTTTTTCATCAGTGGCAGGATCGGGTGCAAGCATGGCCTGTATACCTTGCACAGCCAGAGACATGCCCACAGCTGTAATCATAGAACCCCACTTTGCATACTCCACTCCCCACATAGCCCCTTTCATCCCGCCTACATAAAAGCCTATTACAATTAGTATCGCACCTGTAATTATTTGACCCATTTCACTTTTTGAGCCTGCAGGTATTGCGGCAATAGTAACATCTCCTTCTTTTATAGGAGTAAGTAGTTCTTTTTCTTCAATGTTTTTACCCGCAAAATTAATTGTAAAGCCAACCCCCTTATCATGACTTTCTAACAAATATTCTTTAAAGCCAGGGCGATTACAATCAATATTTCTAATTATTTCCCCATAATTATCAGCGTACATAGAAAACTCAGAGCCAAACTTCTTCTCTATTTCTCCAACTAAGTATACTTTACGTTTCATATCTATACGCCTGTTTAAAAAATCTTTTCCACAAGGGATATATGTTTTCCCTACATGAAATCCTATTTTCCATATGATGATAAAATAAGTCGTTACCTAAATAAACCCCACAATGATTGGGGATATTCCTCTCTATTGCAAAGATTAATAAATCATTCTTTTGTAAATTATCTACAGGACTAAAGCCCCATTCTTTAATGTGCTCATCCGTCATATAATTTTCATCTGATTTCCACCAATCTTTTTTATATGCTCTTTTCTTTTTTAAATCAATATACATTTCTTTTCTGTAATAATCTCTTACTGCTTCTAAACAGTCTGTAATTCCCCATTCATAGTCTCTACCCATTAAAGGAATATCTGAATTTTTTGGCTCCAATTTATAACAATCCATGCTAGGATAACTAAAAATATAATACGGTATACCAGAAGCATTACAATATTTTATATCAGATGTACTAGGCTCACAAGAAGCCTCCACATGACTGTGTACTATACCTACAATATCATGAGTATGATATATATTAAGATACTCTTCTGGGTCTAACGCAAAGTCATCATCTCCTGCAGCTACATTAGTACAAGGAATCCATTTTAACTTCCCCCTTTTTACTGCTAAAACACCACAACCCTCTCTAGGGGCGCATTTTTCAAAATGCTTCAATATAGAGGAAAGAATTATAAAACTAATCATCGATACTTTTCACTCCCTGGAAACCCACCAAAAGGGAGAATTTTTTCTGTATTCTTATCAGTAGAGGGTAGATTATTGTTGCCAGAATCTGGTTGAAATTGAAATCTACATTTACAAGAGTTTAATATTTTTCCACACAAATCTCCTCTTACCCAATAATTAGATCCAATAACTGGAGTTTGTGCTACTGGAGTATCTCTTACAGCTCTCCAAATTGTATCATTATATTCTACATAAGTATGATCATCTTCATCATACGTATAAGGGCCGGTACTACTAGTCCAAGCGGTGTAACTCCATGCTCTTGTCCAAAAAGTAGATCCATAAGCAGGCGTATTTCCAGAATGACTCAAAGAATCTGATCTCCAAGCATCTCCTGCATGAGTTACCCAATTATTTTTTCCATATGTAGTAGAAGAACTCCAAGCGGTGTAATTAAGACTAGAACTTACTATAGGTTCATCCTTTATATTGAAATAAGCTTTATATTCAGTACCATCTACAAGTACTTTACTATTAGTAGCCCAAATACATCCTCCTCTTGAATTTGAAATAACCCCTTGATATTCCCAACTACAGTATTTTCCTACAACAATTCTATTAGGTAGTTTTACTCCTTCAAGGTCTGAAGCTGCAGCTAGTTCAAATATTATAGCTACTTTATTCTCACTTGCAATTCTATCAATTATGAATTTTTCTGTTGGAAATTCAATAGGAGGAGCACTAGTTCCTGTATCATCATCTTCACCTACTAAATATTTTTGTAAAGTTGTTCGTCTAATTAATCTTTTTCCAATTAGATCTTTATTGGTCATGTCTATAGCATCACTAAATGTTGCTAGTACATTTGCTACAGTTAAGGTAGGGCGAGCAGAGGCTCCGTCCGTCTTTCTTTCTATTCCTTTCATTTCTATAGGAATAGCAGTATAAGTTCTCGGGGTATAAGGACTAGTTTTGTCTCTAAATTGTACCTCAGTAGCTGCATCTGCCCCAATTCCCGAATGAAAATATAAAGTAGTGCTATTATCGAGTATTAACTCAAAAAGTTCTATCAGGCCGCTGCCTGGATCTTGTTTCTGTACTGCATCTATTAATGTTGTCATGCTTCATAAACTCTTCTAAATGTTGCGGTGGCGCTATAAAAATCTCCGTAATCATAGCTAATATCAAAAGTATCACATACTACTTTAACTGTAGTTTCTTGAGGGCCGGGATTAGCAGCTACATTACTATCTGGAATGGTAAAATTAAATGCTGTAACTCCTTGTAAAGAATCTAAATATCCTACAATATCATCTATATCTGCTTTTGTTCTAGTTTGAAAAGCCACACTAAATGTTTCTTTTACAGAGTTAATTCCATCTGCAAGCCTTTGCTCATACCCGTCTCCAAAAGTAGCTAAATGAATTTTCGGCTTAGATGATCTTTTTAAAGATTTATCTGGACGAATGGTTTTAGCACCAAACGCTGCGGAAGTTGTGAATCCTATAGCCATTATGCTGTCCCGTATCTATTGAGAATTCCACCAGCTCGTTTCTGGTTTTGTAATTCTTCTTGAACGGCTTTAGCAATAGCTAGTCCAAGCCCTTCACTATCCTCACCCGATGTTGTAGTTTGACCATCAGATGTAACATTTACAGTTACATTATTATTTTGTGCGCTACTTCTCATATCTACTGGAATACCTTTACCGTTTGGTAGAGGCACAACAGCTTCATTGTGTCTGCCTTCCCCTATTAGACCAAGTGTTGGACTAGTAGCTATTCCTCCTCGAGCAAACTTACGAAAGCCTCCAACCGCAATACCACCACCAGCAAACATAGTAGAAAGAATACTCATAATCCCACCCATTGCCACCGAACCAGCTGGGCCGCCCATGAGTTGTGAGAACATATCACCTAATCCGCCAAATATCCCACCTAGACCTGAAAGAAAGCTACCCTCTCCTCCGAAAAAGTCACCTAGCTTAGTCATCCATGGAGAGTCAGCACTAAAGAAGCCAGTTAATTTACTCAGGAAACCACCCTCCTTTTCTATTGGCTTCCCAATTGGGTTACCAAAAGCATCTACTGATCCCGGTGCTTTTGTCCCTGACATGAGGGGGTTAATCTTTTCTCTATCTTTTCCAAATAATGTATCTCCCCAAGAAGGTTTATCTTCTTCCACTTTAGAAGGTTTCGTTTCTGTTGTCTTTGCAAGAGCTGTGCCGGCTATACCATCACCTAATAATTCATGTAATGCAGCTACTACATGAGTGTCGTGAACAAAAATTGAATCTTTCTTTAATCCTGCTTCATAAAATTGCTTTTCCGCCGTTTCAAGAGCTATATCTCCCGCTTCCCTAGTATCCATCTGACCTGGTTGTAACCAAGCCGGCATCACAGTACCACCTAGAGTACTTCGGTCCACATCACCAGGATAATTTTCTGAATTTTGCGCGAAGCTCGTATCGGACTTGCGCAAAACGCCGACCTCAGGATTGGTCACCACTACTGGCATTGGGTCCGGCACGTTCTTGTCCCTGCTAAAGCGATCCAACGAGGTAATGGCCTCAATTTTACTTTTGAGCTCAGGATCCAAGCTGCTTAGATCAGGCGAAGTGTATGGCACCATACCACTCCTCTCCCGGGTGCCGAAGACATCAGGCGTTTGACCTGATGCCTGACGAAGCGCAGTAACTAAATTGTTCCACTGTATTGAATCTATAAGTACACCTACGGGTCCTGCAATAGTGAAAGCAACCGCCTGTCTCACAGTGATTGGATTGCTCTTAGTGCCGAGAGCCTTAGCTGCCTCGGCAGCTTCTTTTACTGCTAGCGTTGCTGCCGTCTGCGCTATCTCTTGCGGAGAACCCATGGCAAAGGTTGGAATAATAGTACCTTTATCAGCATTTGGATCATAATCACCTGGACGTATATTC